TATTAGGGGGTGGTGATGAAGTATAATCCAATGACTGACTTTGTATGTTATGCAAGAGCAACTTACGGAGATGAGTTAGTTGCTTGTTATAAAGATAAACATAATCCTGAGTTGGGTAAATGTTTTTCATGTCATGAAGATAGAAAGATTACAGGTAAATCTCCTGAAGGTTGTACGCCTTCAGACTTAACCATCATAGAGAGGAAGCAATAAATGTTGAGTGATAAAGATATAGGTAACTTCTTTGTGATGATGCACTCAATGTTCGGTCATAAGTTTAAGTCATCATACGGTAGTGCTGTTGGTTCTGACGGTAGCTTAACTATGACAGCTAAGATATGGCAGAAGACATTGAATGGTATACCACATATTAAAGATGTCATGGGTGATTTGTTTCACCCTGACTCACCTTTAATGGAGGGCAAGGACTGGTGTCCTGACCTGAGAGAGATGGTGCAGATGTGCAAGACGCTATCTAAAAAGAAACAGAGTAGTATTGACCACAAGGAAGACATTAAAAAATATAGAGCATTAGGTTATAAGTCCAACGGTTCACTTGAACATAAGCCTAGTAAAATCTTAAGGGATTTTATGGACAACGTAGAGAAAAAGAAACTAAACAACACACATAGAGGTAAGCATGAGAATAAAAATAAATAAAACAGAGGAAGTATTAAAACACTTGAAGTTAAAAGGTGAGATAGATACATGGACAGCCATTACAAAGTTCAGAGCAACTAGGTTGTCAGCAATCATCTTCAACTTAAAGAAGAAAGGTTACAGAATAACCACAAGAGATGAGAAGAATAAGAAGACTGGCGAAAGGTATGTTACATACATGCTTGAATATAATATAGGGGGTAGGAAATGATAGTAACTTACGATGAACACGGTGATACTAAAACGGAGGACATTGATATGCACGGAGATATAATAAAACCTGATGAGCAGGGTATGGAAGAAGAAAACCAACAAGATGTTACGCCTGAGATGATTGCTTTTAGCAAAGCTAACACGCAGATTATAAACAACTATGAGTTTGTAAACTCTATTGATAAATTCTTACCACATTGTAAAGACGGTACGGTTTATCATAAGCTGTTAGAGATTAAGCAAGGCATACAAGTTGATACTCAGTACCTTGAAGAACAGGCACAAAACTTATAGCTAAGAAACCCACAGTTGCTATGCGTAAACACTATCAAGATGTGGTGTCGGTAGGTTGTATTGTCTGCCGACTTCACTACGGAGTGCATAGCGACCCATGTGTCCACCATCTTTTAAGTGGAGCAGGTATGGGACAACGTGGCAAACAAGTAATCGGATTGTGTTGGGAACATCACCAAGGTAACACTGGTATACACCACAACACTAAGGTGTTCGAGGACAAGTTTGGTACTGAGGAGTATTTGTTAGGTGAAATGAATAAGTTAATAGACGAATGATGTTTGACTATTTATTTGTTTTACTATACTATAGTAGGAAATAACCCTTCCGTGGTGGGAGGATTCACGAGTAGACAGACCATAAGCTGTCTGCTCACAATCAAAGTAACGGAGGTTACATATGAGTAAATTATTAATAGCATTGAATGAGTTTCAAAAACTTAGCGTCAGTGCATCTAAAGGTGGTACTAACCCACACTTTAAATCAGAGTACAGTACATTGGAGAATGTTATTAAAGCAGTCAGCCAAGGTAGTCAGTTTGGTCTTGTGTTTACACAAGAGGTAAACTTTTCAGATGACATGCAAGTCTTTGTTGAAACAAGTATGAGACATATTGATTGCATTGAGTCTATTAAATGTAAAGTTCCAGTCTTTTGTAAGGACATGACTAACTGCCATCAGTTGGGTAGTGGAATCACCTATGCAAAACGCTATGGATTACAATCTTTATACGGTCTTCCTTCTGAAGATGACGATGGTAATCAAGCTAAAGGTAGTGGTGTTAGTGGCAAGGCAACCAACAACACGCCAAAGAAAATCGTAGACAATAAAGTTAATCAAGATATAGGAGGAGACCTTAAGCAATTAGAAAAAAATCTAAAGCAGGGTAAACCTATGGGAGTAGAGGAACTTGGTCAAAGTATATAACTTAAGAGCCAGTATGATAGCAAGAGTAATAGGCATGGACGCTTATTGCTCTAGGCAAAATCACTTCGAGATACTGGTTGGTAACAAAGAAGACAAGCCTGTCAATGAAGAGTACGTAGCACACGGCAACGAGTGTGAGAAGTATGGCATAGCACAGGTGATGATAACAACAGGTGAGTTGGTTCGTAACTGTGGTACTGAGTTGTTAGGAGAACAAGTCAACACAGTCAGAAAACTTTCAAGTATATCCACATACAATATAGACATAAACTTATCTTGTACGCCTGACGGTTATGTAGGCTCAGATGGTGTAGTGGAAGTTAAAGCTCCTTACTTTGTTCAAGATGATTATCATAAATATATCACAAGGTATCTACCCCAAGTATATTTTCAACAGTATCTAACAGGGAGGAATCATACTTACTTTTGTATCTATCAAATGGGTAACTCAAAAGTGTTTTACATTCCTTACAATAAAGATTATGTGGATAACTTTATGACCCCAAAGATACAAGAGTTTGCTGAGTATCTTGTTAAAGGAGAGTTAGACAAAGACTTTAAGACCAAGAGAAATAGTAAGCAAGACTTTATATATAAAGGGGAGTGTCTTTACACAGAGATGAATAATGTAAAGAAGGTGGCTAATGTTTAAGCTACCTCAATTAGAATTAGAACAAGCCTTAGACTACCACGCTAAACTGGTAGAACTTAGGGCGAAAGCTACTGGTGATGTATATAAATACACAAAGAAAAGGGAGGTTGCTTTCTCTTTGGCTCTAATTAATACGGCTGAACTAAAAGCAACACAACCTATGAGAGATGCAATAGCAAACACAGACGAAGATGTTATTAAATATAACGACATGATTGCTGATGCAAAACAATCCGAGTCATTATCGACTGGGAAAATTAACAACTTAGAACACAAGCTCAGACTCTTTCAAACTGTAAGTGCAAATGAAAGAAGAGAGAAAGGGTTCTATCAACAGAACGGAGACTAACTAATGGATAAGATAACAATTAAATTATTTTTTAATGAAGTATACAAAGATGTTATATCAGTATTATTTAAACAGATGAACATACACAAGGAGACTGAGTCCACTAACCCTAAACCTATAGGAAGTAACGCTAAGTTTACAGCGTATGAAGACTTTGAGATTAAGAAAGGAGAGACTTATGACATCTCTTTATGGGGACAGTTTGATGAGGATAAAGGATATCAATCAGCAAACATACAAATAAAAAAAGCAAAGGAGTAACCAATGGCAAAGGATTGGAAAGCTAACTGGGACAGGTGGTATGGAAACCCTGAGAACCGTGCTAAAAAATTAGCCTACTCTCAAAAAAGATACGAAGAAAAGAAAGCGTTTATCTTGGAGCAAAAGAAAAATAGAATTGCTAATCAAACGCCTGAAGAAACAGAGGATAGGCTTAGAAAAATGCGTGAGTATTCTAGCCAAAGATATAAAGGAAAGACTATGAAGGAGTTAGAAGACAACGCATGAACTGTTGGCACTGCAACACGGAACTAATATGGGGAGGAGACCATGATGTTGAGGATAGCGAGGAACATTCTATCGTAACAAACCTATCATGCCCCAACTGTGGTTCTTATGTAGAAGTTTATTATCCAAAGGAGGACTTAAATGAATGAAGTAAAACCAAAGACTTCTTTAGAAATTTTTTACACACACTATTCTGCAAAAGAAAGACAACAAATAGTACAAGGAACTTACCTTAATGTTTTAGAAGATTATGAGTTGGACACATGGATTCCTTATAATTATAAATGGAAGGGAGTTTTAAATTCTTATACGAGAAAATATCCTGCACATCATGTAATTAAAGCTATACATACAGCAGAATATTATCTGCAAGAAAGCGAGTATCATGACAACAAAGAAACAATTAAAAACTTTACAAAAAAAATTGGAGGTATACTTTATAACCAAAGTAAAAATAATACATGATTAAGAATATAACAAAAAAAGATATTTTATCTTTTACAAAAAGCATTTTATCTTTTACCCCTACAACTGTAGTTACTGAACAAAACTTAGATGAAGCAATTAAATTTAGAAGAAAGAGAGAGAGAAGAGAGAGAAGGGCATTGGAAAGGTTGAAAAAAAATGAAGCCGATATTCATGGGAATGAAATGGTAAAACAATTTAGAGAATTTGAAGAAGCACAAAGTTTTTTAAATTATAAGTTTAATACTAAAGGAATGAAAGAAGAATTTATAAACAATTCAAATAAAGAAAAAATAATTTATAGTGGTTTGTCAGATATTATACAGAAGGATATTCCTTATCCTGGTATAAAAAACTACTCCCTTGGTAGGGTGCAAAATAAAATTTTTAAATCACTATCGCATAGGCAAAAGAAAACGCACTATAACTATATCAAAGCATTAAGCATTATGGTGTATGGTGATTCTTTCTTAGTTGAAGATTGGAAAAATATGTTTTTACTTTTGTTTCTTGCTAGACAAAGAAAAACAAAATTCCAATATCTATTGTTAAGCAAAACAACTTATAGGGTTTGGAAGGTAGAGGACAATGAAGAAAGTAAACAATGGCTTTCTAAACAGTACGAAGAAATGATGCAACCAAAAAATGTAGAAACAGATGGTAATGTAATTTACAAGACTAATGATAAGGAAGAAATAAATAAGGAAGAAACAGACGGTAATAAATAAGACAGGTGATACATGAAACTAGAGATGCTAACACTACTACTACCTAAGACGGTAGACCTGACAGCTATAGGTATGGGTAAGTCTCACGACAGCGTTACTGCTGAGGATATTAATACTGCCTTGTCTTATGCTAACTTAACTAAGGACGAGGTAGCTTTTATCATGGCTAAGTTTTTAAATGATAATCAGTCTAGGTCAGACTTGTTTAATTCTTTTTATTTAGATGCGTTAGATACTTTCAAAAATACGCACCCTCGGAAGAATTTCAGACAATACAAAATGTGGGTCAGAACTATTATTGATTGCTGTCTTATTGAGTCTTTATTACAGGCATGTCCGTTCTGTAATGGAGTAGGGGAGAATGTATTTAATAACACTATAGAAAAGTGTAATCATTGCAAGGAAGGTAAGTTTATCTTTGATGATGATTCAAGAATGAAAATAATAGGGTTAGAGAAACCTACCTTTTTATCTATTAAGAAAGGGTATGCTTTAATTATATCAAGATTTAGAGACTTGGAACAATCAGCCTTAGAAAAACTTAATGCTTAACCTTAACTTCTTCTTCTTGCTCTACAGGTATAGCAGGTATACCTTCGGCTAAGTCAGGTGCTATGCTAGGCATCTTAGTCATTAGACCCCTTAGTTCTTTAACCAACTCATCGTCTGTCTTAGCATTTATATCGTCAACACTTAACTTAATATTTTGTTGAGAGTAATTACCTAACTCTAATAATAATTTAGCTGTGTTTAATTTAACCGAGTCTTGCTCTGAGTTAACCAACAAATCTTTTAATACATTGATTGCTAGACTAGACGTAGATGTAATCTTTAATTCGTTGATACTTCTTATTTCTTTATCATACTTTTTCTTTAGCCAGTAACCGTGTTGGCTTGGGTTCTTTGTATACCCTGCTCTCTTAGCTGATGCTGTTGCATTAGATACCGTGTCTCCACTGGTCATGTACTCAACAAACATCTTTTCTTTTTTTTCATCTGCTACTCTCATTTCACATTCCTCCTAATGGATTGTCTGACCTTGCTTTCATTTCATTTATCTTAGCGTTCAAAACTTTTATCTCTCCTTCGTTGACTGCAATCCTTTGCTCTAAAGGTTTAATGTCAGGGAAACTTTTGCTTTCAACCACCTCTAATCTATTCATAACACTACCCACTGCCATCAGTATACCAGCCAAGGTAGTAACAATTCCTAACCCAACACCCACACTTTTAATATCCATTAATTATTCTCCTTAATTCTTCTTCTGCTCTTATGCGATTGTCTATAGATTCCTGAAGAACCTTTTGACTCTTTGCCACAGGGTCGTTATATGCAACTTGGCTCTCAGCATATATATCTCTAGCATCAATGTATTCTCTTTGGTCATCATAACTACCTCCATCAATATTCAATTGATTTATAAATATATTATTATTGGTATTGCCGTAGTTATCCATAGAGAGTTGGCTTTCCATAGCCTTAGCCACAATGAGAGAAGTGGCGACCAATCTTTGGTCTACTCTTTTGAGGGTTTCGTTAACCTTTTTTTCTATAGATTCTACTGTAATAGTTTGATTACTGACTCTAGTAGTTCCTTCAGTCCTGCTTTCTTCCACCGATTCACTTCGGCTTTCGATGGGTTCTTCTGTTGTAGCAACAGTGTCAGCTCCTCCATCTCCTGATTCACCTCCATCTGTTTCTCTTTCTCCGACAGGCTCATCTACTTCTTCACTAGCAACAACAAGTTCTTCACTAGGTTCTTCAGATGTTGTAGGAATTTCGTCAGTAGAGTTCTGTCCAACTGTGCTTTCTCCGATAGGCTGTTCAACAGTTCTTTCTTGATTGTCTCTTGATGTGCTATCTCCTTCTGCTCTAACGCTAACTTCTTCTTCTTTGATTTCTCTGTTATTTCCTGTGCTAACTTCTTCTCGTACAGGCTCTGACTCAAAGATTCTGCTATTGTCTGTGGTTTGGAACTCGGTCTGCCTTTCTGAAGGCTGGTAGACTTCTTCAATTTTGATTTCTGTTGGGACTTCTTTGAAGCTCGTTTGATTGTCATATGTTATCTCCTGAAATACATCAACAACTCCAGCGTTTAACTCTTCAATAGCCTGTGGCTCAAAGTAAAACTCTTCTATGGTAGAAATTTCTATCATAGGTTGCTCTATCATTTCAAATTTAAATTCTTCTACAGGTATATACTCGTAGAAATCTATATCTTCTACTACATTATACACTGTTTCACTCAT